TAACGGACTTTCTGACCACGAACGACCCGATACTTTTCTTTCATCACGACCAAGTGGGTCTCTGCCCATAGGTTTATCATCAGGGTGGTCGTATTCTTTATCAGCATTTTTTCGTTTCTTTTCTTCTTTCTCTCTTTCTTTTACCCGTGCCTTTTCTTCATCGGTCATTTCATCAAACTTACCAAATCCCCATGAATTTTCTTCTTCTCCACTTTCATCAGACGCATTTGGATCAGCAGGATCAGTTCCTTCGTTTTGAATTGCTTCCAATCTATAAAATTCTTTTGCATCATCTACAAATGAGTTTCTAATTTCTTCTTGTTCATCGTTGGATATATTGAAAATATTATTATAAATCCACTCTTTAGAAAAGAACTTTGCATCAACCATATCACGTGCGGTATTTAACTTTTCACTAAAAATTCGTATACGTTCTTCTTCAAAAATAGTAGATGGATTAGTTAATTGTAAACTAAAATCAACAAGTTTTGCGTCTGTGTATCCTTGTGAATACAGATGAACTACTGCAATTTTTGTTAATTCACTTACCGTTATACGTTGCACACGTTCAATTGTTCGGGCAAATCGTATATCCTCGGCTGCCAAAGTTGCTTTACCAGTTATGCTTTCATCATAACCTAAAAATGCTTTTGGTACTTTTAATGCAGCCATCATTTTATTTTTTAAATACTCAATATCTTCTGTTCCATCGTATGTCATTGCTCCTAAATTTTCAATACGAGTTCCACTGTCACCCCCACGAACTGGCATAAAAAAGTCTTCAGTCATGTTTTGTAGATTGAATTTTAGGTTATAGTCTCCTGTTTGCTCGTCAACAAATGGAACTTTTTTCATTTTGTTGATTGCTTTCTGCATAAAGTTATCGACTTCATTCGGTGGGATGTTACCTATATCTATATAAAACATTCGTTTCTCGGGTGCTCTCATTACACGATGAATAAGCATAGCATCTTCCATAAGTTGGAGTTGCTTCCATGTTCTCCGAGCAGGTTCAATTACACTTTTTCCATAGGGCAGAAAGTTACTGTCACCCAACATTCTAAAGTGTGCGATTTCATAATTTTCATATTGATCTTTGACTTCACCTTCTTGTTTGAAAATAACATAATTTGGATTCGCAGGATCCATATCTTCAATCCGTGTCATTTCATATGTAGATATAGGTTTTACATTTAAAACACCATACTCTGGTTCAATTTGTAAATTTAAATAAAAATCACCGTATTTGCACATATTACGAGTCCATCCCCATAAATTAAACTCTACATTTAATATTTCATAAAATAAATTTTCAAGAATGCCTTTAATGTTAGAATCCGGACTTGAAATTCTCAAAACATCACCAAATTCACTTCGGGTTGTGCATTCATCTGCGTATATGTCTAATGCACTTGCAATAATAGGATCATTTTCCATTGTATCGTAGTCCGAAAACAACTCAAGTCTCGCAGTTTCAAATCCTATGTTATTGTATTTACTCGCATAATCACTATACAAAGTGTGCATACGACCATATCTGTCTTTGGTCTTGGATGAGTATTGGATGTTATCAGTATCTACAACTTTTAACTTCTTTCCACCTACATTTCTAACAACCACATCAGTTGAAAATAATTTTTTCAACCCACGCAATAGTTTTTTTGTTCTAGTTTCGTCTGCCATGTTTATGTAACCTTATAAATTATATGATTTTAAAAGATATATATCTAATTGTCAACAAGTATTATATATCACTGAAACTCACTAGCTGCTCCGATGATGTCTCCACCGTCAAATCCTTGAAAGGGACCTAGTGGATTTCTTTCACGTTCATGACGATCAATGTTTTTCTCTCCCGAAAATAAAACATATTCTACTGTGTCATCTACAACGAGAATAAGAACGTTTATGTTCCATCCAGTTATATGCACATTTTTTCTAAAGTTTAGCATATCCAAAAATAAACTACCTTCTCGTTGATTTTTTAATCTTTCTAAATTAAGTTCATATGCCAACCCACTTTCTCTTGCAGCCAGTGTCTTCAAAACTCCAACAGGAAGTTCTATTTTATTAAATAATGTATATCGTGATGGACTATCCAACTTAAACTTAGTCATTACATCAAGATATGTTAGACGTTTAACATTGGGCATATTTTCTAAATCAAGACCCATTGTAACTAAATAAGAATACTTGGTTTTACCAGGAACGATTCCGTCAACTAACTCTTCAACTTGCGTATAAGTTTCAAACGAAGACTCTGTATACACCCCTTGTGTTGGCAACAATGACTGAGTTGCACAACTACTTGTTAATAATAAACTAAATGCTATGAGTATATTTGACGTTTTTTTCATATGTTTTTTCCTATTTTAATAACCAATCTAAATTTTCAGTTCCACCGTGGGGGTTTTTCATTTCATATGGATTATGTTTCAATCCTGAGTTTGCGAAGTTTTGTCCGACATTTAAATTAGTTGTGCTTCCCATATAGTCAAACAATGACTTCTGAGATTGAACATTTTCAGACCTAAATCTTAACGCGGTGTCTCTGACCCACAGTGCAATACACAAACTCATAACCAAGTCATCGTTGTATCCTTGCATTGCTTCTGCTCGTTGACCATTCCAAACAAATGTAAATAACTCATCTAAAGTTCTTTCCGAGTAAATTTCAACTTCTTTTTCACGAACATAACTTTCCATTTTGCTGATAATCAACGGACGAGTTTTAATTGATGTTGTAAATCCAGGAACTTGTTTCTTTTCTTGTCGGTTTAATTTATTGGTGTGTTGTGTAAATTCATCTATGTATTGATAGTCTCGTTGTGTGTAGTATAAATTACTGTATCCTTTATCTATAATTTGCTGAAGAACTGCCCAACCTATATTTGCATTTTCAACCACAAGTAATGCCCCGTTGAATTCACTTGCAACTGCTACTAATAAATTTCCAAAGTCTTTAGTTTCAACTTCTCCTTTGAATTCTGCAACTTGTTTTACATTTTCTACATCAAATACATGAAATGCACTTTTATCACGACCATCACCTCGGGCAACATCAGCTGCCACAACATAATCTTTGTTGTGATTTGGATATTCCCATATCCAGTATTCTTTATTTGCTCCTCGTTTTTCAACGGGTTCTTTTAGTAGGTTTCCTTTATACCAATCAATTATATCAGCATCTACAACTGAACGACCACTGCTGATAAAGTCGCAGTCACATTCTTGGGCAGCGTCTTTTTCTCCTAATAACTTTGTTTGCAATTCTCGCCAAGTTTGGTCTCGGTCTGGATGCAAGTCCCAATGTAGACGGATTGGATTAAAATCATTCGATCCGTCCATTGAACCAACCCAGGTTTTATGAAAGAAGTTACCAATACCATTAGGAGTAGATAGCAAAATAGAACGACCACCTGTTGTAATCGTAGATTGCGATGCGGTCCATATATCTTCCATATTTGTAATAAACGCACACTCGTCCACGATAAGTAAACTCAACGAAGTAGAACGAGAAGCATCAACACTACTTGAAGCCGCACGAATGCTACTTCCATTTTTGAAACGCATACTTAGTTTATTTTTTTCTGTACACTCACTTCTTAACCAACTCGGAAGATTTTCTGACATATGTGTCACTTTAGTAACAATATTTTTTGCAGTTTCTTGGTTGATAGCAATACACAGAATTGATCTATCAGTGAAAAAAGTCATTAACCACAAAGCATATCCAGATACCAATGTGGATATTCCCATTTGTCTTGCTTTTAAAACAATATTAAATTGTTCTTCTTTAAAACTTTCTAAAGTTCTTTCCTGAAATTCATACAGGTGAAATGGTATTGTTCCCAATGTAGGATGTTGAATCTTACAATAATTTTTCATAAAGTATATAGGTGACTTCAGACACTCTGTATACTCTTGTTTTATTATTTCCCTTAAGGGCATTTTTTTACCTTCTGCCATTAGGGATAAATATATATGTATTTAGTTTTCTATAATATAAAAAGTTTCAAGGTATCGTTGAAACTTTTAGAATTCCATGTCAGCATACTCAGTTAGACTTTCTTCAACCTCGGACAATCTTGCTTCAAGTTCTTCTAAGTCTGAATCTAAATCTTTCATAAGTCCTTCTTTATTTGGAATATTCCATTGTTCTAAAGAACCATCTTCGTTTAAGAATTTAGGGTCGTTGGTTATATGTTCTTTTGATTCAACCAATTTTGTTTTAGTGTCCGATAAGAA